GCTGGGTGCCAGGTTAGTGGTAAACACCGTGCATTTGCCCTCAAGCCAGCGGTGGTTAACCAGGGTGTCCAGTTTATCGGCCACCCACTCACTGGTTTTTTCTACACCCAGGTCGTCCAGTATCAGTAGGCTAACGCCTTTGGCAAGTTCAAACTGGCCTGGTAGCGGGGCCCCTGTTTCGGTTTCGGGCGGCTTGTCAAACTCGGCCCGCATAGCGTCTAACAGTTCGCTTACTTGCCAGTATTTTACAGTGCCCTTATCCTGGGCTAGCCAGTGCCAGCCTATACCCAGGGCCAAGTGCGTTTTGCCACGGCCTGGCTCGCCCACAAAGGTTAAAAAGTGGTGCTCGGGCTCACCCACAAAGGCCAGGGCGGCGGCATAAGCTGTTTTAGTGCCAGGGCCAGGCAAAAACTTCATCAATAGTAGCGTTTCGCTGGTGGCCAGCGGCATGCCGCTAAAGCGGGCCATACGGTCAAACTTCTCGTTCCGTTCCGCAACCTGTTCCTCGTCGGGCGGCGTAAAGTATTTTTCAGCGGCTTGGTCGAGTGGTAATGTCATTGTTCCCATTCCTCCTTTAATGTTTTGGTATCGGGTAGCGGCCTGGCACCTCTACTTGCGGCGGGTGCTTTGGCCGCCCGTTCACGGGCTATGTTAAGCCAGTTGCGTAAAGCCAGCTTCGGGCTTTTTAATTTACGCCTTGTATCAGCCTGGTAATCCTCAAACTTAGTAACCTCGGCTTCAAAGTTAAGGTCGGCATATTCAGCTACCAGTTTATTCAGCCAGGGCAATTCAAACATGTAACCCGCTATTTTGCGACCTTCTACTATTTTCTTTTGTATAGTTGTTTTCTTTTCTTTTGTGTTTGCCTCTACGGGTAACGATTTTGTTGCCTCTACGGGTAACGGGGTATTGCCTTGTTGGGTAACGATTGTGTTTGTTGCCTCTACGGGTAACAAGTTTTTAAGCCTATTCATTACCCCTACGGGTAACAATACCCACTTCTCATAGTCCTTTTGCACGCCATATTCCAGCTTGTAATTGTTGCCTCTACGGGTAACAATAGAACGACCCATTAAACTCTTGAGGGCATCGGCAACATGGCGGCGGTTCATGCCAGTTAGCTGTTCAAATTGGGTAAAGGAAATGCGGTCATACTTTTTATGCCAGCCATAGGTCTTGCGTATTATTGCCCATAGCACACGGCTCTCACTGGCCGTTAAATAGCACCTGGCAAATGCTTCGGTCAGTTCGTTGGCTATATCGGTATGGCCATTTTCTATTTGCGGCCTGGCCAAGTTGCCCTCCTTTCTTATAACAGTTACCAAATGGTCGGGCGGTGGCACCGTAGCACCACCGCCCACAGGGCCTACTTCTCGGCCAGTTTAATGCTTAACCGTTCCCCGCCCTCGGTTTCAAACTCCACCGCCCTGGGGCCCAGCACCGTCTTGTTTATAACAAAACGCCCGCAACGGTATGGCATCGGCTGTTCCAGGGCGGCTATTTTGTCCCTGGCCTTTTTATCGGCCTCACGGTATTCGGCCAGCCGTTCCTTTTTCACCTCCCTGTCCTCAAGCAATTCCTCCAATTCCGCATCACGCACCCAGGTGTCCTCTAGCCCTATTTGGGCCCTGTCCTTTACTGCCATATTGGCACCTCCTTACTTAACGGGCTACCAGCCCGTTAATTGCTTTACTTCCAGGGCACACTCGTAGGGGTTAGCTTTGGCCTTCTCAATGTTAAAGCCAAAGGTCTTAAACAACCAGCCCTCGGTGCCCTTCTTGTCCTTGCGGTGGGCCTTCGCCCATTCTAGCAAATCGGCAAAGGTCATGCCAGTCCACGGCTCACCAATGGCTTTGTCCTCACGTTCCGCCGCTTCCTTCTCCGCTTGTTTAACCACGGGCGGCTTTTCAGCTTCGGGCATTTCCTTTACCCAGCGGCCACCCTTGCCGTCAACGCCATCACCATCGGCCTGTTCCCAGCGTAGCACGTCATTGGTGCCGTTAATGCCCACACGCATGCCAGGCTTACCCACGGGTAACGGGGCCTTGCGGTCAATCCACAGTATGCCCTCAATAACCCCATCGGCGTTTGTCTCCTGGCCAGGCGGGGCATCGGGCCACGGGTTACTGTCGGTGCCAGGGCTTTCCTCTACCACGGGCAAATCCGTGTGTATAGGTTCGTCGCCCACGGGCGGTAACTGTTCGGCTTCAATAGGCCCTATCTCGCCAGTTTCACCCATGCTGGCCACAAGCTGTAGCGGCGGCATTTGGGCCTTGTGGTATGCCTCTATCATCTTGTCCTGGCTTCGTATATTAAGCACCCGCACGGTTTTCTTTTTGCCGTCGTCGGGGTTAACCACCTCCATCGGTTCCAGGGCCAATATCAATGGCACCATGCTAACCCGCCCGTAAACGCCCCGCACCAGTTCCAGGGCACTGTTCACGTTTATAATGCTGTTAATACTCCCCGTGTCAATCTGCCACACCCCAAAGCCGCTTACCTCGGGCAACAAAAACTGTAGGTTCATCACCTCGCCGCACTTGCGGGGCCCGTAGTCGGGGCACTCACGGCCAGCACATGTTACGGGCCGCATGGCCACGTCTTTGGTATTACGGTTAGCCACGTCGCCCGTCTTAGTGTCCACCATACGCAAGGCGGTTTCACCGTCGCCCTTGCAAACCAGGCCCCTGGTCATACTGTATAGCCTGTAGTATTGCTGGGCAAACTTGGCTTCGTCCTCAATGGGTAGCAGTATGCGTAGTTCCTTTGGCTGTTCGCCATAGGTGGCCACCAACTCCTCGTATTGCGGGTGGGCGGGGTCAAACACAAAGTAGTCCGTAGCCCTGGGGTATTCAGCCTTGCCCTCTTGCTTTACCTTTACGCCCAGGTGTATCTTGCCCACACGGGGCAACCTGGGCGGCCTGTCGGTTAAACCTTTAATCGGCATTGGTTCCCTCCTTGCCCTTTACGGGCTGTTCCGCTATGCCAATAATGTAGGCGGGGCTTAAGGCCGCCCGCACCTCTATCTTGGCTACCTGTGCCTCTGTAATGAGGCCGCCTTTCTTAAGGCCGTTGACCTTCGTGCCGTCCACAGTTTCCATTATCACGGCCTCGGCAAACTGTGGTATAACCTTACGCACCGCTTTGGGGTCAAAGGTTACGCTGGTGCGGCTTTGCTTAAGGCCGTAAAGGCCCTCGGCAATATCCTGGTAGCTTCCCGCCAGGTCAATGGCTTCCTGTAGCTTGTCATACAGCTTGCCCACATCGGCCTGGGCCTGGGCCAGCACCTTAAACTCGGCGGTGGCTTCCAGGGCGGCTTGGTGTATGGTCTCCATCTTGCGGGCCTTGTTGTATTCCAGCAATAGGTTCCGCACCTCGGCGGGGTTAGTAAGGTTAATGGCTGTTTTGCTGTAATCAGTGCCGTATCTCGGCATGTTCTCCGTTCCCTCCTATTACGTATTCTGCAATGTGCCAGCGTAGTTCAGGCATTGCCTGTGCCACCGCACGTAAGAACCGCACGTTATCAAGTGGGCGTAGTCCCCGCTTAATACGGCTTAACACACTTTGGCTTAAGCCTAATTGCTGGGCAAACTCGCCATCACTCCAACCATGCACTTCCTGGGCGGTCTTAATGCGGTCTAGTAGTTCCATAAGCATCACCTCCTTTCCAAGAATAAAGGGTATTTTGCTAATTGTCAAGCTGTTCTGTAACCGTTATATGCCAAGACGCAAAAAGCTACCCCGCACAGGCATTACACCCATGCGGGGTAGCTTGCAGGCTAATCCAGGTCGTCCTCCACGTCCTCGGCCTCGTAGTCGTAATGGCACTCGTCGTCGGGCATCATGCGGGTGGGGTTACCCTCGGCCTCGGGGTGGTTGCACCTGTAAACCTCCCTGTCGTAAAACGGGCAATCCTGGCATTCCACTATTTCGGCCCCCAATTTTTTAGCATTTCTATAAATGTTTCTGTTTGCCATTTAATTTCGGCGGCACTGGCGGCGGCACTGGCAGCACTGGCGGCACTGGCGGCGGCACTGGCGGCGGCACTGGCGGTCCTGGCGGCACTGGCGGCCCAGGCGGCACTGTCGGCACTGGCGGCCCTGGCGGCCCAGGCGGCCCAGGCGGCACTGGCAGCACTGGCGGCACTGTCGGCACTGGCGGCCCTGGCGGCACTGGCGGCCCAGGCGGCACTGGCGGCACTGGCGGCCCAGGCGGCACTGTCGGCACTGTCGGCACTGGCGGTTTTATCGGTAAAACATTGCCGTGCCTTTTCTATTGCCTGTTTGGGCCTCTTGTCGTTTGGGTATTGGCGTTCGTAGTAATGCAAAACATGTTCTGCACATCGGCAAGCAAATTCAATTAAAAATTCCTGGCTTGGCTCACAAGTGCACCGTAAGCACCAAATAGCATCTGCTAGTCCGCATACTTTAACTACTTCCTCAAGGGCTAGGGGTGTATTAGTGCCATATTTAGTTATTCCGCCAACGGCTTTTGCCATTTTTCTATAACTGCTAATACACGCACCTTTTTCTCTGCCCAATCTAAATGTCGTATGTAACATGGTTAACCTCCTATTTTCCTTTCTGTAGGTAGTCCCAGGCCCGTTGCTTAATGCGGGCCCCGCCACCAAACAGGGCGTTCTTTAACCGCACGTCGTTGGGGTCGGTTCCGCCATACTTTTTGCAATAGTCCACGTATTCCACCACCGCATTGTAGGCGGCCCATTTGGTGCCCTTAATGCCAGGCTCATTAAGGCCCTTGCCCTCGCCCTCAAACAGCCTGGTAACCACCTCCACCCGTTCACGGCTACGGGCCGTAAAGTCGTCAAGGCTGGTTACGTCCTGGGGCTTAATGGCCCCTGTGGTGCCAAAGGCGGCGGCTAATAACTTGGGTAGCTGGGCGGCGGGTAGCTGTAAACCAGCCAGGTGCCGTGCCTGTTCGGCAAAGTCCTCATAGTATTTCAGGCTTATGCCCAGCACGTTGCGGGCCTGTTCAATACGGCCCTTAATGGTTTCGCTGTGCCTTGCGTAAAACATTTCGGCCCGCTGGCCCTTACGCATGGCGGCCTTTGCCTCGGCATCGGCGGCGGTCAAGGTGTTGTAGCATACCACCCGTATGGGCGTAAAAAACATCTTAAACGCCAGGGTTCCATCGTGGCCGTTCATCAGTAACAGGTATTTGTCCACGGCATCACCCTTAATGCTTATGGTTCCGTTACCGCCGTTCAGCTTGGCCAGTAACCATACCCAGCGGCCACCCAAAAGGCTACCCGCCGTGTGGTATTTGGCATCTTTGCTGGCCACCACATCATCAAAAAAGGTAAAGGCTTCCAGGTTTTGCACGGGCGTGTAACCGTCGCCCAGCACCGCCATCACCTTGCCGTCCGTCTGTCGGGCAATAGCGTTGCGGTCAGGTATCTTGGTAAAGCCCTTGTGTCCGTTCAGGTTGTTAACGTATATGGGCATGGGCTTTACTTCCCAATCCAGGGCCGCCGCTACAATGGCCTCGGCGGCGGTTAAGGCGTGTGTAACTGGTGTGCCCTGGCCGTGCCAGGGTGTCTCTCCGTAGTAGAACATACTTTCCAATTCGGCTGGCATATTAAAGTTTCCTCCTTCTCTCTATTTGTTCTTGCCGCTTACAGAGGCGGCATTGCCTTCCATACTTGTAATAGTAGGCATTGGTTTCATTGTATTCATGGCCCTTTGGGCAATGTGTTTTGTATCGGTTAAGGCTTCCAATATCAAACATATTGCCCCGTCCCAAGTTTTCAGCATGTGTAACTGTTTCCAAATGCTGGGGGTTCACACAGTGGCGGGTGCGGCACAAGTGGTCTATTTCAAGTTCATCGGGTATCTTCCCGTGTGCTAATTCATAGCTGTAGCGGTGTGCCAATACTGGCACTTGGTGGCCCACGGCAAAGTAACCGTAGCCGTTCTTGCCTATATGACCTTCCCACAGCCAGCAACCATTAGTCTTTTTAACCAGTTGCCAGAACCGTTGCACGGGGTCATAGGGCGTGCCATTAAACCGTCCTAGCCTATCCCTCAACATTCCTCTCGGCATATTACACCTCCCCCATCATTTGGTGCGGGGCCACCCCTTTCGTTGGCCCACTTTTAAAATAATGCACCGTCTGTCGTAGGCGGCCACCACATTCAGGGCATCTTGCATCACGCAATAGCGGTTTCCGCCCTGGCCACACATAGCGTATATTGCAATTGTGGCACCGCCCGCTTGTTGTTCTCGGCATAAACTCCCTCCTTAAATATCATTTGGGCTAACCAGCCCACGTCAGCCCGCAACCATAACAGTTACGGGCTGGTGGTTGGCGGGTTAATCCGCACCAGCGGCCTGGTGCTTCCAGTAATCCCGCATGTTCTCGGCTATTATGGTATCGTCTTTGTTCGTTTTTTGGGTCAGCAAGCCTGTAATCGTGCAATCGTGCAGTATCTTTTCTTCAATATCAGGCGTGGCCCGTTCCACCCATTCCCAGGTTTTTGTTTCCGTATCAACCATCATCCACTTTTCGTTAAACTTTGCTATTAGCTTCACGCTTCCCTCCTTTCCACAAGGGCCATTTGCCTAACCCTCATGCTCTGTTTCAGTTCGCTTTGGTAAACTTCCACGTGGTCGGGGCCGTAAATCACTACGGCCACCAGCACCATTTTAAGCTCGTATCTTTTGGCCCAGGCCAGCTTGCGGGCCATGCTGGCATCGGTAATGTGTATCTTGTTATCCTTGCCCCAGCCCGTCATGGTCTTAACTTCGTAAGCGTAGCCCTCGCTAAAGTCCACCAGGTCAAATGGTGCCTTGTGCTTGGTGGTGCGGCCACCCAGCATATTCTTGGCAACGTCCTCGCCGTTGCGGCCTAACTCATGCCTTTCGGCTTGTTGTGCGGCCATCGGTTCCCTCCTTACTATATTTGGGCTTATTGGCCCATGTCCGCCCGTAACCGTAGCATTTCACCCACGCTGGCCCCGTAAAGGTTTATAGCGTGTTAACAGTTGCGGGCGGGTAATCGGCTAATAAACTCTGCTCACAGTGCACCCATTCTGTGCCCCGCTTAATACCCCGTAGTGCCTTCCCCTGGTTCCTGGGGCCGCTTGCCGTGCCGTCCAGCTTGGTCATGCGGCTTGGTGTTTACCCTGGGCATTGCCTGTTATCTACAACGGTGGGGTTAGGTACTTGGTAGCCTTCCTTTGTGGTGGCTACCCGTCTGTGCGGCTTCGTTTCTTTTTGTTCCCTCCTGTTCCGTAACCGTTCTAACTCTATACCTTTATTTGCCATTTGTCAAGCCCCTCTACCAACTATTTTTGCCAAATCAGCAAAATACTTAATACAGCGTTAGGCCACGCCTACAAACAAAAAAAAGTGGGGCAAGAGGTAAACTCCTACCTCTTGCCCCACTCAATGCCCCTATTTTGCCACTACAGGCCCGCTGGTAACGGTTCAGTGCTTTTGCTTAAGTTCCTTTATCTCCCTGTCATGGCCCGTTACCCTTTCAACCAGTGGGCCCGATACCTCGGCACAGTGTTGCCGCATGGCCACCACCTTGTTATTCACGGCCTGTAAGCCGCTTTCTCTGTCGTCAAGCCGCTGTATTATGGCCTTCTGATTGTTGGTAAGCACGGCATCACGGGCCGCTTGCCCCTCGGCATAGGATTTGTCCCGTTCCGCTTGGCTCTTGCCAATGGTTCGCCAAGTGCTCACCTGGGCAATGCCAGTGATAATAACGCCCATCACAGCGGTGCCAGCTACCACTAACTCAATGCTCATACCCGCACCGTTATCCTCACGCCGACAGTAAACAACGCCACGCTTACCTCAATCAGCTTTAGCGTAGCGGTGGGCTTGCCCCATACCACCTGGGCGTTGCCCTTCCACCCCAGGAACGAGATTTTAACCTGGAATATACTGCCAAGTATGTTCATAAAACACCTCCGTTAGTGTGCATCAAACTCATGCCAATCAAGTAAAGTAGGAGTATCATCCCCCACGCCCGTTACCCGATAATACCAAAGCGGCGGCACTATCAGGAATATAGAAATGGCCATACCGTAAACTATGCCCGAACCATTGACAGCGGTGTGGCGGCACACCTCGTTATCAGCGGGCGAGGTAGATTTTACGTAACCATAAGCATCGTAGCCATTAGTATCATTCAGGTTGTTTGTCAAGGTTACGTTCATAAACCTGATTTTAGTGCCGTTCTGGTAGTTAGTATTGAGAGCACGTGCACCCGTTTGGTCAACGTAACTCACATCGTCCAGCTTGTCAATCTCGGTTTTAATGTAGTCCTGGTTATCCCGTATGTAGGTGTTCATTATGGCGGCGGTAACCAGTTCACCCACTACCCATGTTCTCGGTGCTGTCCAGGCCATTACAATAACTCCTCTTTGTGCTGGCTATTCTCTGCCTTTAGCTGGGCCAAACTCTCGCCAGGCCACCAGTTGCGGTTCGGTTCGGGCCGCTGTATCAGGGCCGCTTCAATCAGTGGGCGGTTCTTTGGGAACACCAGGTGGCGGTATTTATGCTTGTGGCCACCGTTCATGCAAGCCTGGCACATAAACAAGCCCTCGTCAAAGGCCAGTTCGGCCCCGCCGCACGCACAGTCTACAATCCACCGCCCGTGGTTCACCCGTGCCTTAACGGGTTTTCCGTCGTCAATGCCACCCTGGGGCAACTGCCGCCTGGCCATTGCTGGTGCTACAACCATTTGCCTATATGCCTCCCAGGGCATGCCGAAATGTAAATTGCCTGTTATCATAAAATACCTCAATATGCCAAGTAAGTGGCCACGCCCAACTCACCGAGCCCAGCCACACCCAATGCCCAATACTGCTGTTCGTCAACATTGGACAGTTCCCAGCTAACGCCCCAGGTTCCATCTTTGACGTTTATATCGTGCGTAACCCCTTCAATAAAAAAATCTTTGTCTATGGTAGCCTGATTAAGCCGTAGCGTTATGCGGGTGCTTATGTCGTAACCTAACAGCTTGGGCCACAAGTTTGCGGGGTCACGTTCACCCAGGATTTTCAGAGTGCTGGGCCTCAATAGCGGGTCTTTGAACATTTTAAGCAAATACTGTGCTTGGTCTAAAGCCTCATTGTCAGTGGTCATTAAGAGCCCTGTTTTACTATATGTATTGGGCCCATAAGCCGTTTTGCTGGGTGCGTCACTGGCGGGTTGCTGTGTGCCGCCGTCACGGGTTATCCGAATATCATTGTAGATGAACTGGTCGTCATAATCGGGTTCTACGTCGTGGTAATAATTCTCACCCAAATCATCGCCAAATATAGCCTGGCTAACAGTATGAGGGGCTTTCAGCCTGTGGTATCTATCCTCAAACTGCACGTCGCCATTGCCCGCAACATATATTATGCCTAATTCGCTATCCTGGACTGTGAACAGATGGCTCATGGCCTTTTTATCGGCAATGGCACCCGTGGCTTGCATCTGGCTTTGGCCAATGTCCAAATCACGGGCCCCAGCGGGCCAGCCCACATCGTCAAGAACATTGCCCACTCTAGTGCCGCTTAATTCTTGGGCATAGCCAGCGGTGTTGAGGTCATATCTGGCCAGCCGTTTAATCAGGTCGGCACACTGTAAACGCATGAGGGCCTTTTGTCCGCCCGACGCAGAAAGCCAAGATGGCTTCCAGCTTTCCGCAAAGCCGGTGTATAAGTAATAAGGCACACCGTTGTAAGCAGACCTGATTTGCACCAGCTTATTTGGTTTCACATAAGGATAATGCGGGCTGGTAGCGTTCAGGGGCCAATAGTTGCCGTGAAAGTTTTTAAGCTCAATAATGGCGGTGCCCGCTTCCATACGGTCAAGCTGTGTCTGCCGCCCTCGCTTAATCATTACCCGTCGCACATCACCTGTAATATCAGTCCACACGGGCATAGCATCAAAGGGGTCACTGGCAAAGGCAACCAGCACTTGCAGAAGGAATGGGCCCGTAAGTGGCTTTATCCATAGTATCGGGAATGTATAAGGAAACGAGTAGGGCCAGGGCATCTAGTCCTCCTTAATCTCGCCTAGTGTTATCTCCTCGGCATCACGTATGCGGGTTAGGAACTCAACGAACCGTTCGGGTAAGCCCTTCAAGGCTTTGTAAGCTTTACGGATATGTTCCATTTCCGCATTATCCAACATCACAGTTTTGTTTGCACCCCGTATTTTGTCGGCTATGGCTTTCGCCTTAAACATGCCCTCGGGTTCAAGCTGTAAATCACGATTAAAGCACATGCTGGCCAGTGTTTCCTTCACGTCAAAGTCAACTGTTTCGGTTAACTGTTCGGTGCCCCGCATTATGGGGCCGCCCTGTTCATTGAACACGGGCACCGTGTCTTTATAGGGTGCCAGGTTAACCTTCCACCCTCTCGCCCTTTCGGCATCACGTATTGCCTTGCCACTGGTTTTCTGTCCCCTGTTACTCATTGTGTTACCTCCTACTTACTTGGCCCACCTACGGGCCTGGTTCGGGTATAAGTGCGGGCGTTGGTATGCCGTCTTCGGCATCTTGGCTGGCCTTTGTCTCATTAAACTTTTTCTTGGCATAGGTTATTATAGCCGTTTCCTCGGCTGTCGTGTTCTCAATCACTATGCCACGCTTGGCCTCCACTTCGGGGTATTCACTGTAACCCATTACAATGTGGCCCGTAGTGGCTACAGTGATTTCGCCCGTAGCGGCCTTCGTCATTGCTATGTGTATTTCCATGCCCTTAATCTGCCTGGCCATTAGTTCCTCCTTAAAGCTAATTCAGCTTCCAACTGTTCAATTCTCTCGTAGAGTGCCTTAATAGCACCCCAACTAAGGTAATGGGCTTTTTGCATACTAAGCATATAGCCCGAACCAGTGTCTTTTCGGCTCATTACGCCTATATCACAAAGGGCTGGCATCATATTGCCAATAGCATATTTGGCCAGGAATTGGGCATCATCTATGCCGTATTTGGCTGGTATGCTATCAAACAGGGCCACAGGGTCGTCAGCCGTGCCTATGTCGGCATCAACTGAAAGCCCACCAGCACCAGAAAGCCACATAGCCAAGTTTTCAGCACCAGCGTCCATGAGTCTAAACTCCAATTTTGCGGCTTCGGTTGTGCTAGTAACATTAGTGCAAACTGTATGTATTTTAGAATATGCTATCCATCCCGCCACACTGTTTTTACCATAAGACCATATCAGTAAAGGAATATCGTCAACTGCTGGACTAGTTGAATTGTGATAGCCTCTAAACAATGCTCCTTCTTGACCATCACAGGTTGACCATAGTTGTAACCCTGCCGCTGAACCAGTAGTGTTAATTATAACTTCACCTGCACCAGCATTAAACTGTTGCCCGTTGATATTGACCGTGCCGCCGAGAGTAGTAGCCCCACGTGTGGTTAGTGTGCTTATATTCGTATCACCACTGGCTACGTAAATAGCGGCGTTTGTAGCACCTTCGGTTGGAGCACTAACTACATAGAGAGTGGCGGCAACAGTTATTACTCCCCCGCCAGTAAGATTATTTGTAATCGCTGGTTCAACAAGACCAAGTTGGGCGACATAAGCTATTGACTCAGCGGCAGTCTGCGTGTAGAGCGAATGAGCTATTCTAACTCCAACTATAGAAGCGATATCACCGCTGGCTCCTGCTATCGCCCCGCTAAAAGCACTGCCAGCAACTAAGTTAGCCCCACCATCTGAGGTAAAAGTGCTATAAAAGTGGTTTCCAATGTAACCTAATGGTGTAGCGCCGAAAGTATTGATACCAGCACTAAACTTAGCTGTTCCCGAGAACGTCTGGCCATTGAGGGTTACAGTTCCGTTGAGTGTTATCGCTCCACCCCATTGCGGCACCGAGGCCCCCATAACTAACGGATAGCCTTGTGTGCCAGCAGCCAGCCTACTCAGCTGTGCGGCAGAGCTGGCATATAATAGGTCGCCCGTGGCCTGGCTGTCAAAGACATGACCAGTTGTGCTTTCCCATTCTGCCTGAGCTAATTCTGTGCCTACGCTGGCATGTTTGAACTCATTTGCCATGCTATCTCCTAGAAGCCCGTAGTAGTATTCCTTTCCTTAATATCAATGAAGGCGGCTCGCAATTTACCAATCAAATCCTGTTCCGCTATCAGCGAACCTTCAACGATAACAGTTACGTTACCCATGCCTTTACTCAACGGCACTACAGCCTCGGGGCCCGCTTCTCCCAGCAAGCCCACCGTGGGCCTGGTAACTATACCCCCACTGGCAAAGCCGAACATGCCAGGCACTTTTGTAGGCGGCTTGGCTGGTTCACCTTCACCCACGGGCGTAACCATTGTGCCGCCGCCGCCCATCAGTTTGCTTATGCCATAAATAGCCCCACCCGCTATGGCCAGCCCAGCGGCCAGTTTTATCCAGCCCGCTGGCCCGCTCAAAGCGTGGAATATGGCCAGGGCAGAGTTAATCATCATCACCATACGGGCTATCTGCGAAAGAGCCAGTAACAGGCCGCCGCCGCCTATGAGCACGCCCACCAGCACCTTAAGCATGGTTACCAGGTTAGGATTAGCCGCCGCCCATTCCTTCACAGCGGTTACGGCCAGCGTTGCCTTGTCAATAAACTTGGTTAGTTCGGGCCCCAGCACTTTGGCCAGTTCAGCACCCACGCCCGCCATGCTGGTTTTTAAGTTGGTCATTGCATCCTGAAACTCCTCGGCATCTTTGGCTGTTTCATCGGTAAACACAACGCCCAGGTCGTGGGCCTCCTGGCGTAATTTGGCTATGCCGTCCTGGCCCTCCTCAAGCATCGGGAACAGTTGCGTGCCCGTGCGGCCAAACAATTCCATTGCCGTGGCCGCCTTAATAGTATCGTCCTCAACCGCCGCCAGGGCATTTGCCACTGTCCAAAACTGTTCTTCAATAGGTATGCCCATCAAGTTTTGGCCTGATAAGCCAATGCGGTTAAGGGCCTCCTCGTAGGTGGCCCCACCTTCGGCGGCATCTACAATGGCCATTGACAGCTTACGTGTGCCCTTCTCAAAGGCATCTAACTCCGTGCCGCTAATCTCGGCCACATGCCGTAACTCGGATAAGCTCTCCACGGCCCAGCCTGTGCGTTTGGCCATCTTGGCCACCTCGTCGCCAGCCTCCGCCCACTTCTTGGTTACGGCAAACATGCTACCCGCCAGGGCGGTGCCAACACCCAGCATAACGGTGCCCGCCTTCTTAAACGTGGCGGACATATTCTGCATGCTGGTGCCGATACTTTTTAGCTTGTTCTTGGTTTCGGCGTCGCCCTCAACGCCTATCTTAATTTTTACGTCTGCATCTGCCATATTACATCAGTTTGGGTATAGCCTTGCTAACGTTGACAATGGCCTCTGGCGTTAACAGGGCCCCCACTTCGTCCAGCGTTATATTCGGGTGCTGTGACCGCAATAACTCACGCAATAGCCCCTTGAGGTGCTTTACTCGCATTGCCTTGAATATATCGGCCCACTCTTGGTTAAACTCCTCCTCCACCGCCTCCATAATGTTGCCGTTAATAATGGGCAACGTGTATTCCTTACCGTCGCCCAGCACCACTACCTGTGGCTCTGCTTTCCTTACCATCGTTACCTCCTGGGGTTTCATGGGCCCCTTGCCCGCTATATCCTCGGGCTTATGGTTGCCTTTGGCCCACATGGCTATCAACTGGCCGATTAGTAACTCTAACCGATACCATTCGGCTTGCCGCTGGTAGCTGATTATATTGTAGGTATAAACCAGCTTGCCATAGGGTAACCCGCCGATATATTCAAGGGGCCATCCTGTGTAACCCGCCACCTGGGCCATAATCTCAAACGCACGCATATTACGCCGTTGGCCATTCCAATGCGTGTATGCCCTGGAAGTCGTAAGCATAACCCACAAGGCCGTCCACACTCACCGCTGGCCGTATGTTCGTTATGATTGCCGAACCCCGCCACATCTGTGTGGCCATGGCACTTTCCTGTAGTTCCAGCCCCACCACGGTGCCAATGGCTAACGGGGCCCCGTCCTTGAAGCCCTCAAAACTGCCACTCCACGCTTTGGTGGTTACGGCAAAGACTTTATCCTGGCCGTCGCTGTAGGCCGATACGTCCTGCACGGAGGCTGTAACGTCCAAACTCCACGACCTAATACCTGCCACCTGGCGGCCCGCCGTAATATAATCAATCCACATGGTGGCGGGCCCAGGGTCGTTGGCGTGCAATTCCAGGCCCACACTTATGGGCAAAGTAGCCGCCGCAAATGAACCCGTGACTACGGGGCACATACAGAACTTCCACACATTGGCCACCAGCACAGGCAAGCTACATTCCACCTCAGGGTTAGCACACATGGCTTGGTTGTCCAAAAGTAGCCTGTAATCGTCGGCGGTAGCGATATTCACGCTGGACTTGGCCCAGCAAAATAGCATCGCATAGGCGGCCAATGTTGGCAAAGCAATAACCTGGCTGGCCAGTATGTCGCCATTGGCCAAGCCCGCCCCCTGAAGCATTTTATTGGAACCGCTACCCACTTTGTAGTCGGTATTGTCAAGCGTAAGTGTTACGTCAAGGTCAACCTGTTCTGTCCAGGCTACATCACAATTCTGCACCACCAGATCGCCAACGTAAACGTCGCCGCCGTAGCCCGCTAATCTCGCCATAGTATGCCTCCTTTACGTAGTGGGTATAGTCCCTAATGCACCCGTGCCCTGGAAGTCGTAGGCGTATTGCACGATGCCGTCAACGGAACTGGACGGGCGTATATTGGTAATGATCCCATTACCCACCCACTTTTGCGTGGCCACACCGCTTTCCTGAAACTCAAAGGCGATAACGGTGCCAATACCCAGGGGTGCCCCGTCCTTGAAGCCGCTAAAGCTACCACTCCATTCTTTCATGCCCGCAATAAACGTCTTATCCTGGTTGCCGTCAAAGCCCGAACTGTCCAGGGCGGCGGCGGCATAGTCAATACTCCATTCCCTTATGCCTACAATCGCCCCAGGGGCCAAAACATCACCACCGTAACCAGCTACCCTTGCCATAATGTGCCTCCTTTAACTCCAAACTTGAAGTTCAAACTCGGTTGATAAATACACTATGCCGCCCCACACGGTGTTACCTATGCCCAGGTTGCGGGCCAGCTTGCTTGCTGAACAGGAACCGTTAAGTGTATTGTCGCCATTAACGGCGGCAAATATGCTCTTGGCCCCAGCGGGTTCTATGTAATCCAACATGTTGTTAAACGCACTTGGCGTATCCTGTTTAGCCAGGCACACCACAATACGGAACACGCAATCGTAATCGGGGTCATAAGTCGTGGCATAACTGCTGGGCCCCAAAAGCACCAGGGCACACGGGAGTTCCAGCTTATCCTCTAATTGCTTTGGGGCGTAAACCCGTAGCCCCGCTATGGTGTCAAGCCTGGTTTTAATCCCGTCGCCTATCGCTTCAATCCCCACGGCAAATACTCTCCGCTATCTTTTTGGCTATATCGTCACCCTCTTTGGCGGCCCAAGTTTTAATGACCTTCACCGCATAACCCAGCATGCCCAGGCCAAACATCTTGCGGCCACCTTCCATGTGGCGGCTCTCCATATTCTTGGTGCCATATTCCACAAAGCTGGCATACTGCACGTTGGTGCCTACCTCGGCACCCATGCCCAGGAAGCGGTGTGTCATGCTGGCCCGTAACCGTCCCGTATCAACCACGGTAGCCTTTTTGGCTTCACCTTCAAGCCGCAAGGCTATATTGTGCACGCCGTCCTCGGCGGGCTTCTTTACGTTATCTCCGTCCTGTAGGTTCTTAAACAGGCTCACGCCCTTAATTATGGTGGCCAGCACCGCTAACCCCGCCATTACACCCTCCGCCTGTAGCGGTCAATTATCTTGGCCACGTCGGGGTCTTCGTCCTTGTAAACGATCAGCATGCCAGTTTCGGGGCTACCCACCACGTCCTGGAAAGCACTATCCTTACGTTTCCATGCCCGCATGGCCAGCATCAGCGTAGCTTGCCATATCATTTGCGGGTATTCGTAGCTGTAAATCGGCGTGTTAAGTATATGGGCCGCCGCCGTGGTGCCGTTAACTCCCCGCCTTATCACAACGTTGGTGCCATCGGTAACAGTCTTAATATAAACCTGTTCGCTTTCAATGCGTAACGTCATGCCCGCACCCCAGGCGGCTGTAGCGGTAACGGTTAAGGTTGTATCGCCTATGGCCAGCGGGTTATTCTGCACCGTTTGGCCCGTGGTTACGTAAGGCGTAGCGTTGTAGCCGTCGCCGTAGCCGAATACGCCCGTTATCTCCACGCCCTTCTTGGTGCCACTGGCAAAAGAACCATAGTCACCGTTATTGCCAATCTCAATCCAGCTTTTGGGGTAGCGATTAAGCGGGTATAGCACATAATCGGTAATGGCCATCGTGCTTTCGTAAATGCCGTCGCCGTCCTCGTCCAGCTTAAGCGTGGTTATGCCCAATATGTCGTCAATGTCCATTAACCTGGTGGCCCCATCGTAATATCTAATGCCTTCCCAGCAATAAAAAAAACGTTCACACCGTTTGTCCAGGTAGCGGCTGGCCGCTTCCAGTAAACGGCGGAACCGCACTTGTTCGGTATTCACTGTAAGGTCGGCAAACTCGCTACTCTTAAAGGTGGTTACATCAGCATAGGCGTTCATACTGGCACTCCTTCTTGCATGTTAGGCCACCCGCAAAACGGGCAATGTAGCTGGCCGTCCTCATTCTTACTTAAACTCCACCCGCACTCAGGGCAATCGGTAAGCGGTTCGGGGTTTATTTCTTTGGCTTCCTTAATCCAGGCTTTCATTTCGTCAAACGCCGCCATTATGCCGCCGCCTCCACCCTACTGTGCTGTGAGAGCATCTTATAAACGATGAACCACCTAATAGCACCAGTATTGGCGGCACTAAAGGTGGCCTGTAATGTGCCTGGTGTAAGCAACCACGGCAACATTAAAGCGGGAATAATAACGGAACCAGCCGTTATGGGAGTGAATACACCCAGGGCCGCATTGCTTATGTAATAGGTAGTCCCAACGGCATCATTTTCAATCGCCACCGCCGTAGATAATGCTATATCGGCGGCGGGGGCGGTGCAAGCATGCTGTATCGTGCAAGTGCAAACGTTCGCCCCTATTACAGTGCTTACAAGCCCATAGAAATGCGTAACGAGAATGGGCCCGTTGGCAATAGTAAACAGGTTGTCGTCGCCGTTGGGCACGGTTCCGTCCGTTTTTTCCAGAGTTTCCTCAAAGCCTTTAGCGTGCATTACTGTCATTGTAGCCTCCTGTGGGGTATGGTATTTCCTGTGGTGGGCGACCCCGTCATGGAACCGCCCACCTTAAGGAGGTAACGCCCCGCCCTTACGGACGAGCATTACACTTAATTAGCAAACGTGCCGATACCGTAAACCACGCCCGTGGCGGCGGTTAATATACGGCACAGGTATATTCTGGTTGTTGTGGTCAATGCTGTCATGGTTCCCGTCATTGTCCATTGCGTGCTGGCATCGGTGGTAAGCGTAACTGTTTGGTTTCCCGTGTTAACGTAGGTAAACAAGAAAGACGTGCCCGCCACCCAGCCTGGTATGAGGGCCACCACAGCCGCCACCGTTGGCATAACAGGTGCGATAGCCCCTGTGTTGGTGGCATCAATCACATACCCGCCCACCACCTCAGCGGCGGTCAGGGTATAGCCAGCGGCGGAGGTCTTGGCCGTTACCGTTGTTAACGGGAACGACAGGCCGCTTAAAATTAAGGGCAACGTGGTTAATCTTAAAAAGCCCTCGCCCGCATCATACTTAATTGAACCGTTGGGGCCAACTACGTCTAAATCCACATCTACCGTAGCGTCACTCCCTCCGAATTGAACCTTATGTCTTTTGAACCAGGCAATAAGGCCCGCACCCGTTTTGTCCTTGCTTCGGTCAAACAGGGCAACGTTATCATCGTCTACGTGTAAAGCTATGTTCTTACTGTTAATATCCATGTGGCCACCTCCAATGTGTGGGCGGGCGGGGTTACTCCGCTTGAACGGCCCCGCCCACCCTTTAGCAAAAGTTATCCATGTTTAGGCCGTAACGATAAAGGCACCGTCGTCAATCGGCACATAGAACAGTATCCACCGCCACGCACCGTTGGCCGCCGTGGCCACCAGGCCGATAACGCCATTGTTCATTACGATACCCTTGCCGCTGGTGGAACCCAGCACGTTTACCTCAACGTGCCCACCCAGCGGGCCAGTTGCGGGTGCACCGACTACCACCGCCACATCACCGACTACAGAAGCGGTGCCCAGGTCGGTTGTAGCCGTAATGGCACTATTGGCACCAGTGGCCGCCGTTGGGTTCAACTCAAACGACATGGTATTAGCCACACCGCCGTGGGTTGTGGTGCATACGCCTAGCAAGCCTGTCACCAGGACAAGCCCGCCAGCTATGGTAAACATCGGAAGCCCAGGGGTAGCCGTAATGGCTATTGCCTGGGCGGCCCGTTCTACCTTAATGCCCATCAGGAGTTTTCGTAGGGCTTTCCCCTCGTCAAAGTTCGCCATTGTTTTTGCCTCCTTGCTTTATTTAGTAAATACTCCGTGCGGTCTTACGTTCCGCTACGGTCAGGCGATTTGAAAGTGGGCGGGCCCTTAACCATCTTGTCCCGCCCTGGGCGGGCCAGGGCCCTGTGGACAGCATCACTATCCACCACCCTAACCCGCCGCTTGGTTTTCTTTTTGTCGCTACCTTCCTTAACCATGCCTCACCTACACGATGGCGGACGGCATTACGTTCTGTGCATAGCGTGGCCAATGCCCGATGGCGATAGCCGTTACTATGCCCGCCGTGCCGCTGGCATCAAGCACTGGTGTGGCCCACTGGTAGTGAACCCCAGCAACCAGCATGTCCTGTGCGTCCCATTCAAAAACATACATACCGCTACGTATGTATGCCTCGGTCAGGGTGCACGTGGCCGCCGCCACAGGGGCACTCAGCACGTCAGAGGTGGTGGAAGCCACGTCAGTGAGGGTATATCGGTAACTGAACGTGATGGCCGCCGTTTCAACCCCGTTGGTGGCACCCGCCATGATGGTTACAATGCCAGCACCTGCACAGGCAACATCGCCCACCAGGATTAGGGCTACATGGTCATACTTGGCCATGTTAATGCTGTCCATACTCATACCAGCATTGTAGTTATCAGCCACAATGATGGTTTCGTAGATGATGGCGTGGGTCTGTGAAAATCTTGCGTGTGGCACTTTACTGCCTCCCTTATTTTATTTTGTGGGCACGTAGGGCCCCAGGTCGGCTTATGCTCGGACGGCCAGGACTACAAACGGGCTCAAGGTTGCCGTGCCCCGTTTCGGGGTCAGGTCGCTTAACCACCACGGTTGCCCGTCGTAGCGTAGCACCCAGCGGAAGCACGTCTCGTCGTAGTCAAAGCGGAGGTGTATGCTGGTGGCCGTCTTTAGCCCTCCACCCGCCTTCTCGGCTACCAGGTATTGGCTAAAGTCTGCCAGGCCGATGTCGCCCTGTGTCCCCAGGGCTTGCATCTTCTCGCACAGCATAAGGGGTCGGCCCATCAATGTGCCGAATGGGGTATTTGCCGCACCATTGGCTGGTAGCCATACGGGAACGCCGCCAGTGCCCACGGCCATAGACATGGTTGCCAGTTGAGGGAAGCACTCATTGTTGGCTACCCAAATGGCGTTACGCATGCTGGACGGGTGTAAACGACTCCACATTTTGGCTATGTTCTGCCACACGATGGTGGCGGCGGGCTGGCCCACCTCAATCGCCTGGGCTATCAGGCTGGGGTTACCAGCGTTGAACGCACCCAGCGGGCGGCCCACACCTGTGCCCATCAGGTAATCGTCGTCCTCCTCAAACGCTATTGCCGTGGCAAAAAGGGTGTTGAGGACGGGCACAACGGAGATAGGGCTGTCTTCCAGCAGTTCATCGGTCATGTAAACCAGGCCCGTTAGCTTGTGGAGAGTTAAGGCCACTTGACCCAGGGCTGGTTTGCTGGCGGTTTTCTGTGCCGCTTCACCCGTGCGGTAAGGTATAATCCCGCCAAAGTAGTTGGTGCTGTGGTTGCTATCAACGATAGCGGGTATGGTAATGCGGTTCGTCTGCATAGGTATCCTGGTTGCACGGTTGCCGACGACGGTCATTTCCAGCTTGGTTTGTAGCAGTTCGGCCCGAAACTCCACGGGCACCAGGTAACCGCCCTGGGCCATGTCGCCTTCCTCCATGTGGCCAGTGGTCTTGATTACCGCATTGTTATAAGCCTTTAGCTTATCCAGGTGTTGGGTTCCATACCACTTGGCACCTTTACCCGCTACAGCGGCGGCAAACTCACCGAAGTCTTCAAACGTGCCCTTTGGGTCAAGAATTATCCTGTCCTCGGGGCTTGAAATAATCTCAACTTCGGGGTCGCCCTTCCCACTGTGCTCGGGTGGGTCACCAGGGGTAAACTTGCGGGTAGCGTCCAGGGCCCCACTTTCCTTAAGGGCCACGGCCACGGTTTCCGCTATTTCCTGTTTTTCCTCTTTTGTTAATGGCATCGTTTTTCCTCCGTTTATTTCGGTATTCTTTTGCCTTTGAGTTGGGCAACAACCAGGCTGGCTACCTCTGCCACGTCCTGAGCCCGCTGTCTTGCCTGTTCGGCGGGGTTAGGCCGTGTTGGCTCTACCTTTTTGCCGTCCTCCTCGTCGGTGCCCGCACTGTCCAGAACTTCCTGGGCCAACCGCTTAATTTGGTTCAGCCTGTCCTTGTTTTTGGCATTAAGCACGGCACCCACTTTGGTTAATATATCATCGGGTATGTCGGAACCCGTTGCCCGCATAATAATTTCGCTGGCCATATCAAGGGCCACAATCTCGGTGTCCTCATTCATGCCCACGTGCATAATGCCCTTATGCACGTAGTCAATCTCGTCCTGTAACTGTTCCTGTGTAACCGCTTTTGCCCAGGGCGGGTCGCCCTTGTCAAAGTCAGCATAGTGCTTGGCTATATGGGCCTTAACCGCCGCAACGTCGCCCTCGGGTATATCGGCCCCGCCACGGGCACCCATTAAGACAGCCGCACAGGCCGCCACGGCCCGCCACACGCAAGTATGGTCGCCGCCAGCCCTATGGTGCGGTAGTTTATAACTACCCTTTACCTCGGGGTCATCGCCTACCCAGGTGCACATTATTTTAAGGTCGTCAACCTCGGCGGCCCTTATCTCTTTGCCAGCATCCCACTCGCCTGTTTCGTCTAGCGGTGTCTTTTTATAGGGTATAGCCCCTTTAGTTTCAGCCAGCCCAGGGAGTAGGGCATGTATCGCAAACTGTGGTTCGGTATCGCCCTCGGCGGTAACGTCCACCAGTTCGTAGCTTTTGGCGTGGTCATCAACCCACTCCTGGGCACTGGCCATTGTCCAGCCGTATTCATCGTCCTTACTGAACAGATAAGTAACAATGACCTTGCACTCGCCGCAATAAAGGGCCTTAATACCCTTCTCGTCGCTAACTGTTATAGTTCGTATGCGGTGGTCGTCGTGCTTGCCCTCCTCCTCTTTAACGGGTATGCGTATGTAGTCCTCCGTTTCCTCGGGCTTGGTAACCGTGCCATCGGCCAGGCCCTTGTCCACCTCGTCCAGCAAAGCCACGGCCACAGGGTCGCCCTGGGCCTTGCCACGCATACCCTGTATCGCCTCACGGTTGCTGGGCACCACCACCTGGCTAACCTCTAACAGTTCCACCTCGGTGTAGCGGCGGTTGCCGCCGAAAAAGCCCTCGTCTTTTTCCTCGTCAATGGGTTCCCACTTCTTGGGTATAAAGCCCACACTGAAAGCCGCCATACCACGGCTGGCCAGGTAGAAGCCCCAATCGGCCTCGTCGTTGCCACGGCCAATGTAGTATTCAAGCCCCTGGGCCATAAGCCCCTCGTCGGTTACCTTAAGGCCCTTAAACTCGCCTATCTGTTTGCGGAGGTCGCCATACATGTGGCTGGACAGTAGTATAGGCCGCTTCATAAACTCCTTGAGCCACTTCTTAAAGGCGGCGGGCTCAATAACCTCCTCGTCCCTGTCCTCCGCACCCGTGCTCATGGGTATTACCATGTTGATTATGCCCGCCTGGGCATCAATCTCCTTTATCTCGGCACGGAAAGTTTTGTAAATGGTCTTCTCTTGCGTAACTGTCTCGTTTGGCATAATAGCCTCCTTATTCCATCACGGGCACCCAGGTGCATCGGCATTGCGGGTGCACTGGTATTAGTCCACGTGCTTCGTCTATGGGCCTCACATCGCCGTGGTAAGCCATACACTCATCACACGTGCGTTCATCAAGGGCGGCATAGAACTCGGCCTTGTTCAAACCTTCGCTTTCGTAGCCCCGCAAAGCACCCTCGTTGCTGGCGGCAATAACCTCCGTGCGGGCTACGAGTGTCGCCCGCCTTTCGTAACCGCCCTGGTAATACTCACGTATGCGTCGGGTTAGTTGCTGGGTGCTCTCGCCCTCCTCAAAGCCTATCGCAAGGGCCGCCCGTAATTCCTCGTAAGTTGTGCCGTTAACCATTTTGGCCAGGTTTAAGGAACGGTATGCTATCCACTCAAGGGCTTGCGGGTCAAGCACACCCTCCTGTTTGCCCGTATGCACGGGGCTTAAGGCCCCGCCTGTAGTAGCCAGGTCGTAGGCTTCCTCAAATACGTGGGCAATAAAAGGGTTAAAGTGGGTGTCCCAGGTAACCTTCGCACCTTCCTCGTTGAAAGCCTGGTCAAGTTGTGGCACCAGCTTCCAGGCTTCCGCAACCTCGTCCATCTGCTCAAACCACAGCCGCTTAAACAGCCGTTTGCACTGTAACTCGTCCTGGTCGGCCTTGTTGGCATATAGCCGCCACCGCACCTCTTTTTGTTCCTCGCTAAACTGCCTGTTAACCAGGCTTTCATGACGCTTCACCTTTTCGGGCATAAGCGTCATGGGTGTTAAGTAGGTTTCACCTTTTGCCGCCTGGGCATCGTAACCCAGCTTAACCCGTGCCTCCTCCCTGGTTATTATACCCACAGGCACCAGCTTGCTAACCTCGTCAACAATCTCCACCCTGTTTTCGGGCACGGGGTTTTCAAAGCTAAATTGCCAGCCGGCGTCAAACAGCGGCACAAGCTGTTCGTTAATCGCTTCCTTAATACGGGTTAGGGCGGGCTTAACCGTGTATTTGGCAAATATGTATTCGTCAGCTTCCACCCTGGCACGGCTACCTGGGCCCTCAAGGCCCATCATGCTGGTGGGTAGCCTGTAGGCCCCTATAATAGTTTCACGGTTAATTTTGCGTAGCCGCCAAAACTCCATGTCCCTATTGGTTAGGGCTAGGGTGTTGGCTTTGGCACCGCCCCACAGGAAGCCCGTTTTGCGGGCGTTACGCCAGCCTCGGTGTATCTCGTCCCACTCCATGCGTATCTTGTCCCTCTCGGACTTCTCGGGTATATCGGGGTATTCAATAATCATGCCTGGCGTAGCATCATTGTAGAACAACCGTTGCTGGTAGCGGGCGGCGTAGCGTTCACTGTCCAGGTCAAGGCTAATACTTTGGGCGGGCCCCAGGCCACGGTAACTGTTAGCTGGGTTAGGGCTCATTATATGTATCACTTCGGGAACCTCTAACCGCAACCGCCCGAAATTACGCCTGTATTCGTAATGGCTAATGTAGGTTTCCTGGCTGGGTATGATATACATGTATTGCGGCGGGGCCAGCCACATTTCGGCTGGCACACCCAGCTTGTTAAAGTTCAGCACCCAAAATGCCTCACCCACCAGGCCCAAATACATTTGCGTTAGCTGTATAAACTGATACTTGGTTTGGAACGGGTTAACATAGGCCCACATATCCAGCAACGGGTGGTTGTCCACCTCGTCGCCAAGTTGTGAGCCGTCCTTCTCGTAAAGATGCCATTTCACATCGGCCACAGCCTCGCTTATAAGGCTATTGGCCCCAAACAACCACCCAACATCACCGTAGGCTTTAAGGTATTGCTGGTAATTCCAGCTTGGCGGTATATCCATAACGGATATGGCCGCCCCACCCAGCTTAAAGTTAAGCCCTTTGAACCATTTGGTTAAATTAGGTGCCATAATTTACGCCTCAAATATCGCCCGCCGCCCTTGCATGTGGGCTACAATATACCGTTCTGCGTCCATAAAGTGGAACTGTTCCTTGTTTTCTATGGCCTCCGTCGGTTGCTGGCTCTCGTCCAGCTTACGGCGGTAGTCCTCTTTTTGACTTATGGTGTGGTGTAGCGTGTTAAAGTAAACCAGCTTGTTGCCCTGGTGCATGGCCCACACCCTGTCAATGCCCACCTCAACATCGGTAACCTTGCACTCCTGTAGGTGCCAGCCTTGCTCGCTAAACTCCCGCCGCCACTGGCGTTCACTACCCAGCGGGCTGGCGGCCTTCATCTGTATTGGTTCGCCTTTGCTTAATCCCTTAAGGTCGGTGGAATGTTGCTTAATACTCTTGTTGCCTTCCAGGTATTCACGGTAAGCAAACATGGTGCCCGCTGGCCAGCCCTGGTATTTTACGGGGTTCTTGGCATACCAAATAACAGCGGTGTGCACGGGCCCGTAGTCCTGGCCAACATACCTGGGCCAGCTTTTCGGTATCTTGAAGGGCGGTATAACGCACTTCTCACTGTCAAAGCTGGCGTATATCATGCCCACGGGCCGTTCAAACTCGGCCATATACACCATGCGGAAGCGGTGCGGTTGCATGGCGTTGGGCCCGCTTCTCATTTCCTCAAATACATGCTTCGGGAACGCTGGGTTAGCAATACTCGCCCACCGTTCCACGTGTATGTAATTGCCCTCGGCCTTGTCGTTTACCTCGGTCTTAAGCCAGCCCCTATTATAAGGGGTAGTGGTTATTAGCACCTGGCCGTCGTAAAGGCTCACCCTCTGCATGGCGGTCTGGTAAGCTATGAGGCTCATCATGCCGCCCTCGTCCAGCCAGTAACCTCTTACGGCGGCACCCTGCATGCTATTGGGGTTGTCGGCACTACCCAGGTAAACTTTGCCGTAGTCCGTGTTAAGTATCTTGGCCACAGCCTCGTAACGTGGGTGCCAGCCCATATTGCGGAACCAGGTTATCAGGTCGGGCCGCCTGGGGTCGGGGCTGTGTATGATAATTTTCTCAAGCATCGGGTATGTCGGTTCTGCCAGGCCCCACGCATACCCAGGGTCGTCTTTCATTCGTAGGTAAAGCCACCAGTAGCCAAGCTGTGTTTTACCGCCGCCCGTGCCCGCTATTGCCGCCAGGGTGCGGGCCCGTTCATCGGCCAGTAGGTTAGCTTGGCCACCAAATGGGGTTAGTTTAACCTCTGTCGGGCTCGTCGCCATTACCACTGGCTTTAACCTCTATCGGTTCATGGCCATTACGTGGCGGCTTAAACTCTGTGCCATCGGGCCACTGGAATATCACCGTTGGCGGCATCAACGGTTCACCTTCACCACCCGTAAGCTGGACAGGGGCCAGTGTGCCCATCAACTTGGCCAGCTTTTCCTCGGCATCAAGAGCAATACGTAAATACTGTGGCCGTAAATACTCGGCCTTGTTGGTAAAATCAACCCACGCCTGGTGCACAATGTCCAGCAAGCGGCTTACCTGTTCGGTTCGCTTCTCGTCCAGCTTGCAGCCATCACGCTTAACCCACTCCTCCCTACAGGCCTCCACGTCCAGGTGCACGGTTATGTGGGTGGTCTTCTCGCAACCACGCAACGGGCTACCAGGGTGGACGGCCTCCGCCCGCACCATTTCGGCTATGGCCCGTTCACTGTTACCACGCAACCATAGCTGGCCCACCAGCACCCGCCGCCTGTGCGTTAAGCCTTTCGGCGTTCCACCTTTATTACGTTCTGCCATTAGTCGTTACCTACCTTTACAGCTTGCTTTCCCGTGAAGTCCTCCCACCGCTTGATAATCACATCACAGTAATGCTCGTCTATTTCCATCATAAAGCAACGGCGGCCTAGCTTCTCACAGGCTATTAGAGTTGAGCCTGAACCACCGAATAGGTCAAGGATTGAGATGGCGGCCTTCCCATAATCAGAAAGGATATTTGTTATCAAGCCAACTGGCTTTTGTGCAGGATGATAACGATGTAAACCTTCATCCTTGCGACTACCACTACGTGCATAACCGTCCCACAATAATTCGTATTGCTTAACAACCACACCTTTAATATTTGTCCAAGCCAATTCACAATCAGAAAAGCTGTGGTCTTCCATACGCCTCATTTTATCCCACACAAACCAGACACCACCAAAAGGCAGTAAATGTGCATAATAATTACCGCCCCAAATTACAGATATCGGGGCCAATTTCAATAGCGGCAATAGGTCAAATTGACGGTCATCACCTTTAATCTGCCGCACCGTTCTTGAGGGCACACCTTTTGAGCCACCGCCAATTTTGCCATCACTACCCACGACATTTATTCCATAAGGTGGGTCAGTAAACACCATATCCGCCTTCTCTCCGCCCATCAACCTCTCCACATCCTCTCGCTTGGTAGCATCCCCGCATAAGAGCCGATGATTGCCCAACTGCCAGAGGTCGCCCGTCTTGCATAACGGTTCCACGTCCTCGGGCACGGCATCATCATCGGTTAAGCCCTCACTCGGCACGTGGAACTCGGTCATCATATCTTCCAGGACTGTCTCAGTGAAGCCCGTTAGCTCAAGGTCAAAGTCGCCCGTATCTATCTCCTGTAGCAAGTCCTTAAGCATGGGCCTATCCATTTCGGCCAGTTCTGCAATGCGGTTGTCGGCCAGTAGGTCGGCCCACTCCTGGGCTTCGCTTTCGTAGTCCTGGTAATCAACGGGCACCTCGGTTAAGCCTAACCGTTCTGCGGCGGTTAGGCGGGCATGGCCCTTAACAATGAAGCCGCTACGGGTGCTTACCACAATAGGGTTACGCCAGCCCTGGTAGTCAATTATCTTAGCCAGCAAGCGTAACTGTTCCTCAGGGTGGGTGTTCGGGTTCCGTGGGTTAGGCACCAACTTGTGCAACGGCACCATTTCGTCGTAGGCACAGTTAACTAATACTTTGGTTTCCATTCGTTACCTCAAGGATAAAATCTTGGAACGGGCCGCCGTAGCCGCATATCGGGCACGCTTCCCATTCGTAGGGCTGGCCAATGTAAACGTAGTAGTAGACACATTGCGGGCACCGCATTTTATAACAGTTACGTGTATAATCCTCCCGCACAATATACACCGCCCATCATCATCAACTACAGTGCTACCTTTACAGTGCCAGTATAGTATTGCCATAACTAAAAAGCCCGCCGCCTGGGCGGGCCCCTATAAACGTGCGGCCACCTGGTTGCGGCACCAGGTGGCCTATTGTCAAAGGAGGGAACCTGTCGGCCCCATAGTAGGGCCTCTATTTGTCAAGTATAGAACAGGTTAAAATTATTTGTCAAGCCCTGAGTGTAAAACACGATGGCAACGCTGGCACATTGTTATGAGATTATAAGAATTATTGTTCCGAGTATCCCCATCTTTGTGATGCAAAATAAGGTTATCTTGGGCCATGCAGAATTGGCAACATTCTCCGTCCCGTTTTTTAATTATTAAATTAACAACCTTCCTGAAACCCTTTCTTACATTCATTGACTCATAACCAGACAATATCTGGTGGGCACGCTGGCGGCTAAAACCAAGTAGGTCGCCTATTTGTTGATAAGTTAAACCTTCGTTCCTTAAATCCTTAACTCGTTGCTGTTCATAATTCATGGTTTAATCATAGTTCTGTCAAGCTGATTTGTCAAGCGGATATACCCAAAAACAGACCGCAAATTACGCCATCAGCCTCGGTTAATTTCCACGCTGGGCCCTGGCAATACCACGCCGCCTGGTAAACTCGTAGTAGGTAATTTGCCTGGTGCGGGCCCCGCTACAGTAGTTCACCACCCGCCGTATTTTGGCCTGTATCACGTGCAACGGCTTATTCATTATGTCGGCCAGGGTGCCTTCGTCCCAGCCGTTGCCCAGGCATTGCTTGGCCAGCACGCCATCAGGCCCGCACATATCCAACCTGGTTTCAACATCAGCGGCTACAATAATGGGCACCTCAAAGTAGGCCCCGCCACGCCGCACCTTACGCCCGCCCGTATCGTAGTAGCCTGTTTCCACATGCTCGGGCGGCCAGTAACCGCTTTTCAGCGTGGCCAGGTTACTTAATATCCACTCCACCTGGTGCGGGCAATAGCAAATATCGGCGGGGCCGAACCACTTCGGCACGGCGGGGCAATCCTTCCATGACCTTCTTTCCTTGCGGCATTGCTGGCACTGGTTCATGGCTCAACCCTCCATTGAGGGCCAGGCGGTTGCCTCATTATGCGGTCAATCTCGTTTAGGGGTTCCGTAACCGTTTCAATTACCACGGGCGGGTCTTGGTGCACCCGAACAAAAAGCGGCTCATCAGGGTAGTTTTCGGCCTGGTATTGAATCAGCTTTATACAACCTTCATCGGTCAGCATGTCCCATAATCTCGGCATCTAGGCACAACCTCCCAGGTATAATCCATTGGCCAGGTTAAAACAGGGGCCTGTTTGTGGCTCTCAGTGCGTCATTGTCGTAGTGCCCAGCGTCCAGTTCACGCACCTTACGCCTGTAGTATATGGCCAGCACGGCCTTGTCGGGTTTTTGCCTTACCCGCTGGCGGGCCTGTAGCAAATTGAAGTCTGTTTCGCCCAGGTAGTTTTTGAACCATTGCACATGCTCAAGCGGGTGGTGTTCCAAATATATGTGGCACCCAGGGCAAAGGCCGGCGGCGTTGTCCTCGTCCCACCGCACGGCTTTGGTGGTGCGGCCTATGAAGTGCGAACACTGTAATTGCTTGTAGTCAGTCTTCCCAGCAAAGCACCGTTCACAGCCGTGCACCCTGGCCATAGCACGCTTGCGAATATACTCGCTAAACAGCGTGTCCAGCAGGTCTATTTTAGCCACCCTGGGCCCTCCGCTTATGCACTCCCAGCCTGGCGGTATTCCAGCCTATCAGGGCGGCATAAACCAGCACAAAGGCGGCCAGCACTTGCCACTCGCCTACCATAGCCAGCAACCAGCACATGCCACACACCACGGCCATTTTCAGCACCATTGCACCTGGAACGGTTATAAGTCGGAACAGGCCACGGCCCACGGGGTTAAGTTCCCTGGCATGGTAACGCCGCACGCCTATCCAGGTGGTTATACAGTCGCCCAGGTTAAGGGCTACCAGGGCCCAAGCCAGCGGCCACGGGTTAACTACCATCGGGCACCTCCTCTATCCCACCCAGGGCTTCACGGGCTATTTTACTCCAATCGTCCGTGGCCACCGCACCAGCCTCAAAGCCTTGCGGGTGTTCCTGGCGGTATTCGCTGGTTTTAACCAGGCCAAAGTATTCAAACAGGGTGGCCAGGCTGGCGGCCTCCTCCTCGGTAACCAGGCGGCTAATCATCACACTGGCCATACCGCTTGCCTCGGCGGTAACCGTTACGCTTTGCACCCTGTCCACGGGCTGGTCAAATATCTTGCACAGCACCAGCCCTAGTTCCTTACCAGTTACGGCTTGCATAATTCACCTCCTTTAATGCCAGTTGGGCGGCTTGGTCGTGTATTCGTTCCATTTCGGCTGGGTGTAGCAAATATCTCGCACCCTTACCTGGTAGCTTTTGGTAACAAAGCACCTCCGTGAACAAGCCCTTATCCAGCAACGCCGCCCACTGTGCGGCCACCAGCGGCTTTTGCTCGGGCACCCACTGGTAATATACCAAATAGTAATCGGCCCCACCGTATTTGTCCCTGAACTGGTGCTCACTACGGGCTACCTGGGCTTTGAGTAGCTTGTCATGCGGCACTGTCATAACCTCGCCCGTTTCCAGTAGCGTAATGTGCAACGGTTCCCGTTTGGCCAGGGCGGGCTTAACATAGCGTTCCTCGTTAACGCCCACCTGGCCGTGCCATAGTGTTTTAACCCTGCAATCCATTGTTCCCTCCTACATTTGAAAGTGCCGTAATATCCAGCCAATACCCGCCCCAGCCACAAACACAGCGGCTACCAGCACCCAGAACACAATCGGGTCAATCTGTATCATTGCTTACCTCCCACGGGCCGCCGCATGGCTAGCACGTTCTCTTTGCTGGGCATAGGTGCGGTATATTTCTCATGACCAGGTAGCACCAAGCCGCCAGGGGTGCGTTGGGCTTCCACTTTCACACTTATTTGGCACCACATGTAAAACTGTAACAGTTCCATGTGCATAGGGCATAGCGGTATCTTACCCAGCTTCTGTATGTGGCCTACGCTACCCACCACTATGCCCTCGGGCGGGGCGGGCACCACTACCTGGTTAGAGCACGGTGGGTAAACGCATTTTAATCTCACCTGGCCCTTGTTCCTTTCAGCTTCCCGTATTGCCTTACCTGTGGTCTTTTGTTCTTTCTTGCTCACTTGTTCCCTCCTTTACTGTTTTATCTAATACCATCTGGACTCTACACCCAAACAACCAACCCAGCAAATTGCACAGCTTTATAAACGCACACACCCGCTTGGGCGGCCTTAATTTGGCTTGTGCCGTGGCCCATACCGTGGTCTTTTGCTGTATATGGTTCATTTCACGCATAACCTGTTCCGTGTCCAATGCATCACTCCACAGCATTACCTCGCTTATGGGCGGCGGCTGGGCCAGCATCATGCTAATACCGCACCAGGGGCAATGCCAGCCCTGCTCAGTCTTCACCATGCTGTCGGCATCACACCGTGGGCAATAAGTCCAGCCCTGGCCAAGTATGGTGGTTAAATCGGGCCTCATGCTATTGCCTCGCTATTATCGTTAATACTATCTGCCAGGGCCGCATGATCGGGGCAATAATCAATGTTTAGGCACCGCTTAACCCTGTGCTGTTCACACAGCGGGCGGTCACATATGGGGTTGTTAAGGTCAAACTGCAATATGTAATCACACAGGTATGGTGCGGGCTTGCCACAAAGGTAGCATTTTGGTCGGGGTTGGCGGCGACCACATGCTATCATCGTGCCACCGTCAGGTAATTCAATCACTTGGCACGGCATTATCCACCTCCATTTTATGGTAACACTCTGCACATAGGTAGTGGCCATCGGTTCCGCAATATCCTTGCCAGCCACCTTTCCGTTTATTCCTGGGTTCGTAGGCATCACATGGGTCGGCTACACTCCTTACGCCAGGCACACCGTCAGGTATTTGGTTCCCATTAGCCGCCCTGGCCCGCCTCCACGCATACCTCATAAGCCATACCCAAAACTTAAGCTTCACTCCCCACCTCCTTTGCCCGCCGCATCTTGGCCTTAATCTCACGGTAGTCGGGCCCCTCAAGGGTAACGGTTACGCCTTCCTTTATGCGGCTACGTAGGCGTGGGGCCAGTTGGCTGGGTGCCAGGTTAGTGGTAAACACCGTGCATTTGCCCTCAAGCCAGCGGTGGTTAACCAGGGTGTCCAGTTTATCGGCCACCCACTCACTGGTTTTTTCTACACCCAGGTCGTCCAGTAT